GACCAATGCTGGAGACAGGGGTTACGGGAAATTTGATTATTACTGCCTGACCCGCAAAGGAACAGATGTCACTGTCTGGTGGAATGGAGAAAAGCAAGGAACCGGGACAACTCTAAATGCCACATCAGAATTTGAACCACTAGGACTTGGCTACGGTGCGATCGCTAGCAAGTGGTTTAGAGGCGTCGCCTTCTGGTGTGGAGTCCTAGACAAGGGATTCCCAAATGACGATGCTGTTATTGAGGCGCTGCTGGCAGATCCGTTTCAATGCTTGCAGCCCGCCGACCAGTCGCCATTCCTGATAGGCACCGCAGCAGCCGAGGCAACGATCAGCCAATACTTCATTCCGCCTGGTACGCCGGTTCACAAAGCGCTATCGGGCTGGCCTGCTTCGCCACAAGAAAAGCCAAAGGTTCCTGTAAGAATCAATTGGCAGCATTCCGACGCGCAAGGGCTGCACCATTGCTATGCGTTTACCCGTGACACTTACATCGGGAAGGATCTGACCGGCAGGCGTGATGGCACGTTAGTCGGAGACAGTATTGAGCATCAGCAGGATTGGCTTAATTTTTCCGGCGACAATTCAGCTGATCGTATAGATCTTGGAACCGTAACGGCTACAGGCGATCTACTTGGCGTAAAAGCTCAAGAATTAACAATCGTAGGAAGTTTCAGATGGGAAGATACCTCTGGTAATGGGTTCCCAAGAATTATAGAGAAGTCTAATGCTGCCGGTGGTGGAGTTGGTGGTTGGGGTTTGTTTTTTACCAACAGCTCAAACACATTTGAGTTATTTATTAACGGATCAGGAAAAGCGAGTGTATCCGTAACTGCAAACGTATGGCACGACTTTTTAGTTACTTTTAGCCCGACAAGCGGATACAAGCTGACAGTTAAAAACAGAAACACAGGGGCGGAAGTTTCCAATTCATCCTCGCCGACAAATGTTCCAACCGATACATGCAGTGTCGCAATTGGTAACTGGGCACATGCGTCAGACCGTGAAATGCAGGGAGATATTGGATATCTCTATGTGTTTTCAGATGTCAGGGAGGAGCAAGCAAAAAGAATCTGGGATGCACCGTTTGCTTTCTTAGAACCCGCTAACCAGTCGCCATTCCTGATAGGCACCGCAGCAGCCGAGGCAACGACAAGCCAATACTTTATCCCTGCCGGTACGCCGATACACAAGGCGTTGTCGAGCTGGCCTGCGCCTGAGGAAAAACCCACTATTCCGCTTCGTCTCAAATCCGATTTGCAAATCGCATCGGCGTGGATTGATAAATCACTTCGGGATTTTGCTACGCCGGGACTTGGTGGATATACGCCAGACAGTGATGCGGAATGGCAGGCTGACAGTTGGTCTTTTCCATCATCGCTTGACACGATCAAAAGTGCAGACAATCTTGTTATGTCTGCCAATCAAGATTGGTCGATGGCTTGTCAATTCCGAATTGATACCTTAGTCGGCAACCAGTACATAATGTCATGCCAAAGCAGAGACATTCTTTCGGTTCACATAGATTCGGCAACAAGGCTAGAAGTCAATGCCGATGCACGAGACGGCCCCACGTTTCCTACTAATCAGTGGATAACACTTGTTGTCAGATCGGAGGGAACCGGGTCAACACGCTGGTTTTTGCTTGGCGAAGAGGTTGCGGGATGGGCACCGCAAGATCCAGTAAATGGCGTATTAGAATGGGGTGATCTGGCTGGATTGACTAACACAAGGCAGTTGCGGGGTAATCTGCGGTTTGGTGTTTTTAGAATCGGCAGATGGTCTGACGCAAAATGCAGGGCGATAGTAAAAGATCCTTATGGGGAACTTTTCGAACCCGCCAACCAATCGCCGTTACTGATAGGCGTATCGGGCGGGGCTGAGCCTGGCGATATAGTACCTTTTAATGGTATCGGTTCTAATGGTATCTCAGCAGGTACAGGTCAAGTTGGTCAATTAATACTCGGATATGTATTAACTGGTACTAACGGTACTTCAGCTGGTACGGGACAAATAGGTACTTTAACCACTGGTACTAGTTTCATTGGTATTGGTTCTAATGGTACCTCAGCAGGTACAGGTCAAGGTGGAACACTAGCTCGCGGAGCTGTTGTAGTTGGTAATACAGGTACTTCAGCTGGTACTGGTAATACTGGTACTCAAAATGTAGGGCACGTATTAACTGGTACTAACGGTACTTCAACGGGTACTGGTCAAACAGGCTCTGAGATTAGAGGTAACATTTTTGTTGGTTCTAATGGTACCTCAGCAGGTACAGGTCAAGGTGGAACACTAGCTCGTGGAGCTGTTGTAGTTGGTAATACAGGTACTTCAGCTGGTACTGGTAATACTGGTACTCAAAATGTAGGGCACGTATTAATTGGCTCTAATGGAACTTCAGCTGGTACAGGTCAAACAGGCGCTGAAGCGCTAGGATTAGTATTAACTGGGTCTAACGGTACTGCAACTGGCACTGGACAATTAGGTACCTTATATACAGGAAATGCATTTAGTGCAATCGGAGGTACAGGTACCTCAGTCGGCACTGGACAATTAGGTACTCTAGCCAAAGGTCATGTACTAAATGGCGCTAGTGGAACTTCAACGGGTACTGGTCAAATAGGCTCTGAAGCGCTAGGATTAGTATTAACTGGTTCTAACGGTACTTCAGCTGGTACTGGTCAAACAGGTACTATAGCTGGCGGTGTAGAAGCTAATGGCCAATCAGGTACTTCAACAGGTACTGGAGAAACAGGTACTGAAGTACGTGGTAATATTTTTGTTGGTTCTACTGGCACTTCAGCTGGTGTAGGTCAAAACGGTAATTTAATTGCTGGAGATTCCTTCATTGGAGCAGGAGGTACTGGTACTTCAGTTGGTACAGGCCAAACAGGTCAATTAAATCGTGGTAATGTACTTACTGGAAACTTCGGTACTTCAGCAGGTACAAGCCAACCAGGTACTGAAGTACGTGGTAATGTATTAACTGGCTCTTTTGGTACTTCAGCAGGTACAGGTAGTACAGGTACCGAAGTACGTGGTAATGTATTTACTGGAGCTTCTGGTACTTCAGCAGGTACAGGTCAACCTGGAGACCTAACATATAACTTTGCTTTTGTAGGAGGTACGGGTACTTCGACAGGTACAGGTAATACAGGTACCGAAGTACGTGGTAATATATTTACTGGAGCTTCTGGTACTTCTATAGGTACTGGTTTACAAGGTCTATTTAACGCAGTAGCGGGTACCGGACTGTACTTTGATAAATTAATATTACAGAGTGTAGAAGAGGATACTTTATTAACAGTTGTACAAAATCCTACTATTTTACAAAGTTTAGGTGATAGTATAATTGTTGTAGAAAGTAATGATACAGTTGTACTAGTACAAGATGATACTACAGATGTTAAATTTATATATGTAGCAGAACAAGGACCAGCAGGACCAGCCGGAGGAGAAGAAGTGCCATTAGCAAAGCAAGTTGATTTTATTGATGATGAGCATATTTATATTGGAGAGGCTGATCCAGGTACTCCGACATCTTCTGCTTTATGGCGTATTAAATATGTAGTAATAGCAACTGATAGTGATGTTGCTATTACTTGGGCGCAAGGTAACGCTACATTTGATAAAGTATGGGATGATAGATTAATCTATACATATTCGTAAGGAGTGTAAATGGGTATAAAAATAACTAATAGTAGAAAACAACCTGCTCTAGAGTATGATAGAATAAAAATTAAAGAAATTAGAATTACAGAAAAACTTCTTAATACAGAAAGTGAGCCCAAAATTGAACTTACTTTTTCGTATATACCTTATGCAGTAGATGCAGATGGAATTATACACTATGAGAAAAAGCAAGTAAATGTTAATATCGCTGATTATATGGAGGAATCCAAAAAAGACAGGGGCGATAAAGTTTTACAAAAAGCATATGATGCTATTGAAAAAATGATAGCAAAAATTATATCAGATTCTAATAGACATGGATTTGCAAAAGTAGAGTAAATGTCTGTTTAAGAGGAGAAATATAAATGGCAATTGCTGACGATTTTTCAGTTGCTACAAATGGCGATATTAGATATACTGGTGACGCTCACGGTCTTAGTACTGCTGGTTACTACACTGTAATCGAGTTTCACAGATGGTTACAAGATCTAGCGGATGATGCAGTAGCATCTTCTGTTTCATCTGACTATATGGATATGACATTCGATACTCCATCTAGCCGTCAGACTGATAACATTATTGAACTTATCAATGGTTATAATATTGATCAGACAGCATCTGAACACTTATACGATGGTTCTATTATTCAAGGTGGGGGTGCTGAGATCTGGGATGGTCTTGTTGTACTTGCTAACCAAGGTATGAACCTTCAAATCATTCAAGATGAAGCTAGAATTACAAATGACTTCTGGAACTATAGCATTATTGGAACTGCTACCGGTGGTTCTGCTACTACATGTGTAGATACTGGAGCTACTTTTGGTACTAATGATGAACTAGTAGGTTACTACATTGAAAATACTACAGAAGGATGTTGGGGTGTAATTACTTCTCATACTGATACTACTATTACATGTAGTGCTGGTTTTGAAGAAGGTACAAATCAAGACTTCGCTAATACTGATGGTTATAGAATTGTAAAAGGATTAAACGCTGATCCAGTTTCTGGTTATTCACACCGTTTCATGCTTAAAGTAGTAAATGCTAGTACTCCAATTGATGGTAGACGCCTAATTGGTCAGACTCGTGTATGGTATAAAACCTATTCTGAGTTCCGTATCGGTACTGGTACCGCGCGGGGTAACAACGTTCTTGCGTTAACTTACGCAGCTGACCTTAATAACTCTAGTACTGTTGCTACTATTGCAGCAAAATCTATTTCAAATACTACTGCTGGTTATAACGCTATTGACGTTAATGCTGATACTACAGATGAGTTTTACTACTCAGAATGGAATGTTAATAAGCCTACAAACTCTATTAACGATTTCTATGAATATGCTAAGTATCTAACTCGTCAAGATACAGCACAAACACTTTACGGTATTAATGGTGAGCTATTCCGTGGTATTACTCATGAACTTGATGTTGATGGTGGTACTGGTACTTGGACTGCTGTTTCTGAGGCAGAAGAAATTACTTGGTCAACAGGATCAGGCAGACTTCTAGCTGTAGATAGTGGAGCAGGTACTCTAGCTAGCACAACTACTAAGATTTGGTTCCAGCTAACCGCTGGTACTGTTCCAGCAGATAACGTAACTATTACTGGTACTACTTCTAGTGCAACTGTAGATGCTGAATTAACAGGTGGTTCAATTACTGACCGTGTACTTTCATTCCCCTTTGTTGGTCAGTCTACTGGTTCTGCTATTATTGGTGCTTATGGTCTTGGTATTGAAACTGATGATTTAACATCTAGCGACTTAATTACAGCCCTTGATGGTGTTGTATATACACCACCAAATAATCAAAACTTCTTTGTTACTGGTCTATATGACCAAGAAGACTATGTAATTGTTGCCCCTTATGATGCTACAACATTAATTGATTATGGTCAAATGACATTAAATGGTACATTAAATACTAATGATGTTGCTTCTGTTGTAGTAGCTAATGGTACAGAAACAGCTATCCCTTCTGATACTCCAGCTTCTGGTTGGCTACGTGTTGAAGATGATACTGGTCGTTATCGTAGACTTAAGTATTCTAGTTGGACAGGTACTACATTTACTATTGATACAACTTGGCATACAGCGAATGACTCACAGAACGACTTTGGAGGTACTGGAGATACCGGAGCAGCTACAACTGGTAACAATGTTTATATTGGTTATATTGACGAACTAGCTAGTGGTAGTACTGTAAACTCTAGTTCTCTAACAATTGGTGTAGAATATAGAATTGCAACAATTGTTGGTGATGATTATACTACAGTAGGTGCTTCTGCTAACACTGTAGGAACTATATTCACAGCAACTGGAACAGATGCCGGAGGAACAGGTACTGTACGTACAACTGCCTCAACTGCTACTTTCCAGGCAACGTATAGCTCAGATCGTACTCTTTGGGTACGTGCTAGAGATGGTGGAGCAGGTAAAGGTGATACACCTATTAAGACTTTCGAGTCTGCTGCTACATTTGGTTCTGCTGGTGGTACTTCAACAGTTATTCGTACTTCAGACGCATAAGGAAAAATTATGGAATGTGGGGAATGCACAGCATGTTGCTCTGTTTTAAAAATAGATGCATTAGATAAACCCGCGTACACCCCTTGTACGCACTGTAACAAGGGGTGTACTATCCATAAAACAAAACCTCAGACTTGTACTGAATTTGAATGTGGATATTATCAAGGAAAAAATATTCCAATAGAGTTAAGACCAGATAATTGTGGTATTATTTTTATTAAAAAGACGGATAGAATATTTAGCGGACTAATAGTTCCAGGAGTAGAAGTAACGGATATAGCTAAAGGCCAGATAAAAGCATTTAATGACCAAGGTTACTCCGTTATATTATTGAAACAGGGAGCTAACCAATTTCATTTAATGTTAGCAGATGGTCATAGGGCAGAAGATATTTATAAAGAATATCAGGAGTATTTAAGTGGCAACATATAGTACGGATTTAACTACATTAAATACTACTGATACTACTGGTACTTATACTGAATTTGCTTCTCCATATAATGGTGGTGGTTCTCCTGCTCATTCTGGAGAACAGTATATTCAAGGTATTGACTGTGTTTCTCAGAACACTGGTAAAGCTAATGGACTTGAGATAAGTTGTGTATATGATCACGGAACAGGTTACACATTTGGAACTAACGAAGTTATCTTTATGTGGTTATTCTACTTCGCTGGTACTAACTTAGAAAGTTATGCAAATAGTGGGTGGAGATTAGCTATCGGTTCTAGCACTTCTGCTTGGGATTGGTTTAGAGTTGGTGGTTCTGATTATGGATCACACAAATATGGTGGTTGGTTCAACTTCGCTGTAGATCCAACAGCTACTGAAACTGGTACTATTGGTGGTGGCAATGGTGGCACTTATAGATATTTTGGTAATGTACCATATACTATCAATGAGGTAACAAAAGGTGACCCGGTAGCTATTGATGCTATTAGAGCTGGTAGAGGAGAAATTTCTATTACTGGTTCTGGAGGTACCTTCTCTGAGCTAGCTAGTTATAATGACTATAATGCTGGTGGTACTCCACCAGGAACATCTTCTACTTCTGTAGACTCAGGTAGACATGTACTTGGATTATTCCAAGCTGCTGGTGGTAGTTATTTATGGAAAGGCCTAATGTCTTTAGGCATTACAGCAACCTCAGTTACTTTTTCTGATTCAAATGAAACTATCGTAATTGATGACTGCCCGCATACTTATGCCGAATTTAATAAGGTAGAAATAAATAATGCAAGTTCTTCTGTAACACTAACAAATATAACCTTTATTTCTACAGCTACAACAACTGTAGCCTTAGGTAGATTTGAGGTAGTTGATGATGCAACTGTAAACTTAATTGGTTGTAGCTTCAACGAAATGGATACTTTTATATTTAAAAGTAACACTACTTGTGATTCTACATTTAACAGTTGTGCTTTAGTAACTGCAAATAGTGCAGATTTAAGTGGTAGTACTTTTAATAATAGTACCTCTTCTGCTTCTGTATTATGGAATACAGCAGTAGATACTACTGGTAAACTAGATGGATGTGTATTTTCATCAGATGGTTCTAACCATGCTATAGAAATTACTTCTTTTCCTGGTTCTAACCAAATTACTATAAATGATGCAACATTTACTGGATACGCTTCTGCTAATGGAAGTACTGGAAATGAAGCAATTTATGTAAATATTGCATCTGGTACTTATACTATTTATACAAGTAATTGTACTGGTAATATATTTTATAGAACTGCTGGTGCTTCAGTAACTATTGTTGCTGACCCAGTAACAGTACAGGTTACTACGCAAACTGGTACAGGTACAGCCATAGGTTCAGCTAGAGTATTTTTAGCTGCAGCAAATGGTACAGGACCTTTCCCTTACCAAGAAGCCGTAACATTAAATGCTACTGCTAGTACAGCAGTAACTGCTACACATACCGCACATGGTATGGCAACGGGCGATAAAATAGTAGTATATGATGCAGCAGATCAATTAGCTAATGGTGTATTTACTATTACAGTAACTAATGTAAATACTTATACATATACAGCTAGGGGAACAGTTACACTATCATCTGATGCAGCAACTGTTAGTTTTGTAGCCTTAGAGGGTACAACAAACGCTACTACGGGTGTATTAAGTACCTCTAGGGTATACCCATCTAATCAGCCAGTTACAGGATGGGCTAGAAAAAGTTCAGCAAGTCCTTTTTATAAGCAAGGACCAATAGCTGGTACAATAAGTTCTACTACAGGACTTACTGCTACTGCGGTAATGATTCCGGATGAATAAATATGGATGAACCAACGAAAAAGAATTTTGCAGTACTGCAAGAAGCGTTTAATCATATGAATAGACGTTTAGATGAACAACATCATCAGATACGTAATTTACAGTCTGAAATTGTTATGTTAAAAACTAATTTACAAGAAACTACACAACATCTTCAGGTTCTTAGGGCATTAACAGGAGGAACTGGACCAACTGTAAGGAGTTAATATATGGCTATAACAGTAAATTGGACAACTAAAGTTATTAATGTCCCTAAAGCCGATTTAACACTTGTACAATCTGTTCCGACCGAAATTAGATCTATGGACCTAAACTGGTTTCGTTTAAGCTTAAAAGATTTAGAAGATGATCCATTCGAGGGTGTGCCTTTTTTAGATACACATCGCCATAATACTACAGTTACGGTAGGTGGGGTAGAGCTAGCGAGAGTTATTGAGATTATCAATGGCTATACAGTTACATTTGAAGATGGGCAATACGCTGTTAATCTATTCGGCGCCAACTCAAATGTTGGGGACGTAACTAATGTTAACCAAGTATCTGTTCGTTCAGCTAACTCTGCTGGACTTGTAACTTCACAAGCTATTGAATATGGTGAGTATGGAAATCAAGTTCATGTAGATGTAATAAATGGAGAAAGTGGTACTATATACCCTATTGGAACCCACCGTAGACCAGTAAATAATATTCCTGATGCTAAATTAATAGCTGAAGCGAGAGGATTTACTACTTTTCATATAATGAATAATATAGTACTAGATACCGGAGATAATATTGAAGGGTACGCTCTTACAGGTATAAATCCTGCTAGTACAAGTATAACAATAAATTCTGGTGCTGATACTATAGGTTGCGAGATATTAGAAGCAACCATTTCTGGAAATCTAGATGGTGGGACAATACTTAGAAATTGTGTTATACAAGATTTAAATTATATCAACGGTTTTATATATCAATGTATGATAAATCCAGGAACAATTAGTTTAGGCGGTAGCGATACTGCTCATTTCCTAAATTGTTACTCTGGAGTGCCGGGAGTGAGTACCCCCGTATTAGATATGAATGGTGTTAGCGGAATTCAGGATACACCATTAGCTATCCGTAATTATAACGGCGGTATTAAATTAATAGATAAAACAGATACATCTAGTACCAGCATAGATTTAAATTCAGGACAAGTAATAATAGATTCTACATGTACTGCAGGTACAATAGTAGTTAGGGGTATAGGAAAAGTCATTGACTCTTCCGGTAATTATTTAAAAAGTGGAATAATTAATGGTGGCCTTAACCTAATTAATGAAACGGTAACAGGCCCATTATCTAAAACAGATATTGAAGAAAGTATATGGGACGCTGATTTAGCAGACCACAATGTAACAGGATCCTTTGGTAATTTTGTACAGAAGAAAATTCTTACGGTGGCAAAATTCTTAGGACTTAAGTAATTTAGGAGATATAAATGGCTAAAGAGACACTATCAAGTGCAGCTATTAATGAAATTTTACAGGGTGTAAATGCACCTTCAGCAAATACTAATGCTGTACCAACAAACTCTGACTTTGCATTGCCAATTTATGATAAAAATGGTACATTAATTGGATATGTACCAGTATTTAGTACTGAATGGTAATAGTTTATTGGGGGACTATTGTTAGGGAACAACGGGCCTCCCACCTAGTATAACTAGGTAAAGTTAATGTTGTAAAAACCTTCGAATGCGCTTGGTTTATCGACATAATTAGGTATTTTTGTTAACAAAATTATTTTAATCTAGGAGAAAAACATCATGGCAATTTCGTCACTATTTACAATTTATCACAACCGCAACCACGAACTTCGTACAGTAGTAAAGGCTATGTTTGAGTTTGGAGCAACTATTGCTAAAGAACCTTCAGCAGCTCATAGTAATGGTTTAGATGTTCACGCAATTCAGCGTCAGCAGTCATATATTGCATATGCTAAAGATATGGTTACTGCATTAAATGCTAAGCCAATTCCTGATAATCCAGCTACTCACCCAACTGATATGCCAGTTGATTTTAGTAAAGAGTATATTACATTTACAACTGATGTAAACGGAAATCAGGTTCCACTTAATGAAGCTACTCAAATGCTTGCAGAAAAATGGTTACTAACAGCTGTAGAGCTTGTTAAGTCACAATCTGCTGGTATGGCTGGTTCACTTGTATCTTTCGATTTTGATCGAGCAATGAATAATCTAGACACTCTAGAAAAAATGCTTGCTGAAATTGAAAATCGTCCATTCCTTGACTTACCAGAAACAGCTGAGCCTGGTAGTGCTTATGGACCACGTTCTGCAATTAGTGCAGGTGGGGCACGATAATGGAAGAAGCAAAAGACAACGAACTAAAACTAACTATGCTTATTGAGATGGAGCAAAGCGATTCTAATGGGCGCCTTTCTCGTTATCGCAGTAAAGAGGATTTAGAGTATCCTACTCTAACAAATTCTCAAGCCAATCAAATTTCTATGGATATTAACATGATTGTTAAAGCTGCAGTAGCAGATTACATTAGAGGTTTAGCAGACGAGAAAAAAGAGCGTGTAACAAAAGAACTCGCCGAGGTGGAGGAAAAGGCTAATAAAAAAGAATTACCTCCAGGTGCGATTAGGTAAGTAGTCTTATTGTCGTCGGGGGCAGGAGCCCCCGACTTCTTAAGGGAGTTAAAGAATGAGCACTGAATTAAAAAGGGATGAAATAAAATATATAAGGGACTTAGCTAAGTCATCATATAAAAAAGATGATAAGTGTTACATTTGTGGAACTACAGAAAATTTACAGTTTCATCACTATTATTCTTTAACTGCTTTGTGGAATAAGTTTAAGAAAAAAGCAAAGATCACAATAAAAACTGTACAAGATATACTAGATTATAGAGAGCAGTTTAAAGCAGCACATCACACAGAGATATATGATGAAACAGTTACTTTGTGTAAATATCATCATATGGATAGATTACATAAAATTTATGGTAAATCACCCTCACTAGCAACTGCACAAAAGCAAAAGAGGTGGGTAAATATTCAAAGAGAGAAAGAGAATAATGCGAATTCTTGATTATATAAGAGAAAAGTTAAACCCGGCTCAAGATGAAATACTGCTAGATTATGGTGAAACGCATGATAGTACTAGTGTATGGACAGTAAGAAAAGCATATCTAGAATTAGATGTTGTTAATAGAGGCGTTAATCTTACTGTAGATTCTGCTGCTGGAGTTGATTTTGATATTGCAAATAAGTTAAGAGACGTCGGACAAGTTGTTCCTAGTAAAGACTCTCGAATGACTAAAGAACGTTTAAATAAACTTCTTAACTTTAAGCCAAATCCCTATCAAAACGCTGATACTTTCAAAAGAGAGTTATATATGGATATGCTGTTAGAAGGTAATATCTTTATATACTTTGATGGAATGAATTTATTTCATCTACCAGCACAAAATGTTGAGATTATAGGAGATAAGAAAACATGGATTAAAGGGTATAAGTATAAAGATACTCCATTTAAGCCAGAAGAAATTATTTTTGTTAAAGAAAATTCAGCAAGAACTATTTATAGAGGAGATTCTAGATTATTATCTGCACTTCCAGCTATAAATACACTATCTTCAATGCTAGAGTTTCAGCGTAATTTCTTTAAGAATAACGCAATTCCTGGTTTAGTACTTAAAACACCTAATACTCTATCAAAAAGAATAAAAGATAGAATTGTTATGGAGTGGATGCAAAAATATAATCCAAAGGTTGGAGGAAAGAGACCAGTAGTTTTAGACGGAGACTTTGATATTAAAAACTTAGGTCATACCGATTTTAGAGAGTTAGATTTTAGAGATAGTATTGATACTCAAGAACGAAAGATACTAAAAGCTATCGGAGTTCCTCCTTTATTATTAGATTCTGGAAATAACGCAAATATAACGCCCAATCAAAAAATGTTTTATACTAATACTATTTTACCAATAGTAGATAGGTTAGTGGCAGGCCTTGAATTCTTTTTTGGTTATGATATTAAACCAGTTACACAAGATGTGTTGGCCTTACGTCCAGAATTAAAGGAAGAGTCAGATTATTATGTTGGCCTGGTAAATGGAGGTATTATTACTCCTAATGAGGCTAGAGTTAATTTAAGATATCCAGAGGACGCTGATGAATCATCTGGTAAACTAAGAATTCCAGCTAATATCGCAGGTAGTGCCGCTCAACCATCAGAAGGTGGAAGACCAAGCGACGATGAAGAAACTTGATATTGGTGGAAAATGTGCTTCTACTTTATTTTCTTATCTATTAAATTTAAGAGATGAAGAGAAGTGGCATTACGACAATGCTGTGCGACAGGGATCTAAAGATGTTGAAGCACAGCAAGCAGGTAGAGTAAGACTCCTAAATTATTTAATATGGGAGGCTGAAAATAACCTTGAGAAAAACGAGGAATTATAAACATGAGTGATAAACAATTTTCATTAACAGCTGATTTTACAGTAAAACAGCTAGATGAAGAAGATAATTCTATCGTAATCGAAGGATATGCGAACACTACTGAAAAAGATAGAGTTGGTGATATTGTTTTAGAGGAAGCGTGGGCTAAAGGTGGTATGGCTAATTATATGTCAAACCCTATTGTACTAGCGTTTCATGATTATACTAAGCCTATTGGTACAGTAATAGAACATTCCATAGATGCGAAAGGATTGAGAGTAGTAGCTAAAATTTCTGAAGCGGCAGGTAATATTTTAACATTCATTAAAGATGGTATATTAAAAACTTTTTCTGTTGGTTTTAGAGTAAAAGATGCAGAATACGATGAAGAAAGAGATATATTCTTTATTAAAGATTTAGAGCTACTAGAGATTTCAGTAGTTAGTGTTCCTGCTAATGCTGGTTCAGTATTTTCAGTTCGTAAAGCATTTAAGGATGCAAACGAATATACTGAATTTAAAGAGGAGTTTAAAATGGCTGAAGAAGGCAAAGGTGCAGAAGATGAGGTAAAGACCTCTGAAACTGCTTCTACCGAAGACATTATTAAAACGCTAGAAGAAAAACTAGCAGATGGTTTAAGTAAACATTCAAGTGAATTATCTGCAGCTATCCAAAAGTTATTGGAAGAGCAGAAGACGGAGAAAGAAAATATGTCTGATACAGAAGACAAGGCTCAACCACAAGTTTTTACAAAAGATATGGTTGAAGATTTATTAGCAAAAGTAGAAGCTAGAGTTACCGAGAAGTTTGAGAACGAAAATAAGTCTCTTTCAGAAACTTTAGATGGTTTAAAAAATGATCTAAGTGAAAAATCGGCAGAACTAGAAGCTCTACAGAAAAATAAAATGCGTTTTGAAGATCCAACAGGTACTGTTGTTTCTAACGCTGAAGTTGACAGCGCTATTCTTATTAGTAAAGCAATGGGTCGTCGTATCGAAGATACCGCCTATGGTAAACAGCTAATCGAAAAGGCAGGTGTTGGTCCTCACTTAGCTTCTACAACTGAAACTTGGGAAGAAGAATTCTCAATGCGTCTAGAAGCGGATATCCGTGAGACTCTTATTATGGAGCCAATGTTCCGTACTATTACAATGAATGCAGCAACAATGCACATTCCTGTAAACCCAGAAGCTGGATATGGTGAGTGGATTGCTCGCACATACCCACCTCTACGTAGCTCTGATGGTGGTTCTACCGGTACTGCTGGTGATCACCTAATCACAGACACAAGCCTAACAGCTCATAAGCTAGTAGCTAAAGAGTACCTAGGTGACGAAGAAGAGGAAGATGCAATTCTACCTCTAATGCCTATTGTACGTGACGCTGTTATGCGCCGTATGGCTAAAACTTCAGACGTAGCTATTCTACGCGGTGATGTTGGCACAAGTTTTGCTGGTATGACAGGTAACTTCCCATTTAATGGTGTTTCTACTATCGCTACAGATGCTGGCCTAACTGTTACTCGTTCGATCGGTGGTTCGGAAAAAGTTACTGTACAAAGCTGTGCAGACGCACGTCGTCAACTAGGTGTATGGGGTCTAGATCCTAGCGCACTAGTTTATGTAGTATCTAAAGATGCTTACTTCGACCTACTAGACGATCCTGATTTCCGTACTATGGACGTAGTTGGCGATCGCGCTACAATTCTACGTGGACAAATTGGTTCTATCAATGGTTCACCAGTTGTAGTTTCTGGCGAATTCGCTGCTAAAGCATCAGGTGCAACAGCAGTTGTAGTTATGAATGCTCGTAACTTCATTGTTGGTAACCTACGTAATGTACGCGTTGAAACAGATCGTAGCGTAGAGGATCAAAAGAACATTCTAGTTGCAAGCCGTCGTTTCGGTTTCCTAGATGTTATTACAGCTAAAGGTGCAGCAGTAGTTAACTGGGCAGCTTAATTCTTGGGCAGCTTAATCTTAGTGTTAAGCATTTTGGTGGGGCTTCGGCCCCACCTATTTTTGGAATCATACTATGGGATTAGAGTTAGTAAGTTTAGATGAATTTAAGGCGTATAAGAAAATTACTAAGGATGAAGACGATCCTAAACTAACTATTATGATACGCTCAGCTAGTGAATTAGCTAAAACTTATTGTAGACGATCATTTGTTGACTACGTAGATACTGACAAAGTAGAATACTTCGATGGAGACTCTTTAGAAACTTTGTTTCTTGGGGAATTTCCAGTGATTAGTGTTTCGGAAGTTGCCGTAGCACCAGACGGTGTAACCTATACCGCTCTAACAGCAGATGAAGACTATTTTATCGACTATAGTGTTGATGCAATTCGTACTGCGGATAACCTACCGTTTACTATAGGATCATATCCTTCGTTCAAAAGTGTTAAAGTAACCTATCGAGCAGGATATAGCGAAGTACCGGAAGATGTTAAAATTGCAGTTATGGATTTAGTCGAGTATTATCGTCAAGAAGAATATACTCCCAGAAAAGCATTTCAAGATAGTTCTATAGAGAATCTTGGATTTAGGGAAGGTGGAAAAGCTAGCCTTCCAGCACATATTAAACGTGTATTTGAGATGTATAAGGCATTCTAATGAGTGACGCAGCAACTAATAAATTTTTAGATAATCTTATAAAAAGACTAAAGTCTAATACTGATTTTAGAAGCTATCTAAATACTAAACCTCATGCAGTTTTAGTTAGTAGAAAATATCTAAGAAAATTAGGTATTACAGAACCTACTATAGATAGAATTTAT